TACAAAATATTCCTCAATTTGAGGAAATTCAAAATCCATAGGATTATCGCTATTGATATTTGCAATCCTATATTTGTCTTTCTCACTCTTTTTTTGCTGCCTTACATACCGCATTTTCATCGGGTCTATGTAACGCAACTCCTTGATACCATCATGAGGATTTTTTAAATCAATTACCTTATGGTAATATAATCTACCATCAACGTACCAGTTTCTATAAATTTCGTGAGACTTTTTATCAAAATCCAACATTGATAGAATATATTTAAACTCTTGCCTTATTTTTTTCTTGATACTATCACTGGCATTTAAATTAGAAAGTTCAATTTCTACTGGAGTATCATTTGTATCTGATACTATTGCTTCATTTACAATATCTTCAATAGCACTATCACACTCTGGGTGAAGTGCCATTTCGCGATATCTTTTGATAAGATCAAATTCAGTTCTATAAACACCTTCAATATCAACATAAGAACCAAAAAAACCACTACTCAAGTAATGGTCAGTCCCATCCTCATTATTCTGAGGAACGGGACTGACTACACCTGGAGATGATGGTTCAGTATCCTCTATTGAAAATCCAAATAATTTTGCCATTATAAATTTTTACTGTACTTTGTTTTATTATTTATTATGATACCACAATTCCAGTAGAATCATTTTCACCTTGAGAACCTTTTCCTGCAGTCCAGTATTGAACTTGGAATTCTACAGTATACTCTTCAATGGTATCAGAACTATCATATGATAAATCAATCTGAGAAACAGCAGTTGGGAAAATATAGTGGAATTGATAACTTCTTAATGACTTACTTTCAGCCCCACTATCTGCACTTGAACTTTGAGTTGAAGCTGGACCGGTAACACCTCTTCCCAATTGATAAACATAAGCATCAGCCATATATGAAGATGGATTTGTTACACCAGTATTGTTATCAAGTCTACTAATAGCATTCATCCATCTTTCAAATGCTGTTCTTAGTTTAAAGTCTTCATCATTAATAATAGTTACTGTCCAAGGATCAAATGTGCGGTCACCTGCAACTTTAAGAATTCTTCCTCTAAATGGGACATCAATTGGAGAAATATTTGATGCAGGAAGAGCAGCTGCTTTGCAAAGAAATTTGAAAGTGTCTGATTCTCCATTAACACTTGTCCCCCATACACCAGATAAATCTGCTGATTCGGGAAATGCTGGAATTTCAACTTCAAATAGATTCGGTCTTGCACCACCACCAGCAAGTCTTTCTTTAAAACTAGTAATTGTTCTGAGTGTTGACATTTTTTAAATCTCCGTATGTTATTGATTAATAATTAAATCAAACTCTACCAGCTACTTCTTGGAAAGAAACTCCAGTTCTAGTAGCAACAAAAGTAAGGGTGATATAATTAATTGATCTCGTTGGCTTCAAGAAAATGTCAGCCCTAAATTCATTATTATCAATTACATCTGGGGTGTTATTAGTTTGATCGCAAATTACAAGGAAATCATAAACACCACCTTTTGCCTGTACATCTCTAAGATATGGTTCAACAATATTAACGAAGTTAGCCCTAGTTGATTGAGTATTTAATTCAAATAACTGAGATTCTGCTGCTTTCTTTAAAGATTGCTCTACAGTTAGGAATAATCTTCTAACATTAATTCTATCAAAAGCTGAAGCATAAGTAAGAGCTGTTTTATCACCAAATAGAAGTATTCCAGAACCAGGTTGATTAATTATTGAGTTAATTCTTGATTTATAGAGAAGATCTCTTTGTTCTTTGTTTGGATTATATGAAAGTTTAATTGCATTATTAAGAACTCCTCTTTGCTGTCCTGCTGGACTGAACCAAGGATAACCAGTTACATTTGTTCTTGCCATCAACCCCGCAACATCCGCATTGCATGGAATGTATCTGAATAGATCATTAAATCTATCATATGTATACTTATACCCAGAATCAAAAATAGCATATGATGAAGAAGAAATTGGGGAGAAGAAGTCAACTATGTTGTTAGTTTGTGTTGTTGTATTTGTTAGATTTAAAACAGCTCCTTTATAAGGAGAAATAGTTGCAACACAATCTTTACGACCTTCAGCAATTGAAATTAGTTTATTTGCTTTTGCTTGAGAATCTTCCTTTGAATCTAGACCGGGACCATAAATTAAGTAATCAACTTCTACTTCATCAGAATTTGCAAATAAATCATACGCAGTGCTTAGGTTTCCAAGAGTTGCTTTTGCACCGTTTCCAGAATAATCTGCACCATTAGATAGAGTAAATGTCTCTGCTCCTATGCAATTAAAGGTAGTTCCCTGCGCTTCTTTGTTCCATCCACCATTTGCGGCACTAACTGGATTAAAAGAACTTGCCGCAACTCCAGAATACGTAGTAAATCCAGTTGCGACTGGAACAACGCCATTTAAGGAATCAGATGATGTGTAATAATTTGTTCCAGAATAAACATAGTTTGAATAATTCGCAAGATAGTTTCTGTAATAAGTTTTTAATGGTGAATTAACTGCAGAAACAGAATCTGTTGCTTTGGAAACACTCAAAGTTTTCTCTAAGACGTTTCCTTGAATTCCAGTTAAAGATCCATTATCATCAACAACAACTATATGTAAAGCATCATTTCTGCAATTTCTTTGCAATGCATATTGAGTTGTTACTGGTTTTGGTGCTATAGACTTCCAGAATATATCGTTTGTCAATCCAAGAGTTTGTTGTTCATACCAGTCATTTACTGAAGAAGAAGTATAAGATCCACTTCCAGTAGAAACTCCCGAATTATTAACAAATGTAAGTGTTTTGGATACTGCAAATGAAGTATACTCAGTTCCTGCAGCGTAATCAATTTGTGTTTCAGTTCCAGCTGAAGAAACTCTAGAAACAACCTTTACATCAATAGTTGAATTTCCAGTTGTGCTGGTAGTAACACCAGTGATAATACCTTTTAAATGACCTGTGAAAACTGATGTTGACCCAGAACCAGCAATCGTTGTGTTTATTGGCATGGTAATGCCATAACCAACTTGTGCTCCAATATTTCCTAGATTAGTGGTTGTAATTCCAATAATTTGATCTGCCTTATCATCAATCACACAAACCTTCAGTCCATTCGCCCATGTTCCTGGGGTCTTAGCTGCATAGTGATAATTTCCAGTTTCTTGATTATTGTAATCATCAAAATTTTTGATGTCTGCGGTTGCAGTAGTGTTATATCCAACTCTAGCATTTTTTAAGTTGTTATCATCAACTCTTACTACCTTGAGGATTCCGCCATAAGAGAGGAATGATGAAGCACTCATCCAATATTCATATTGAGAATCAGTTGAGAGTGGTTTTCCAAAAGTGTTGATTAACTCTTGTTCTGTAGTAATATCAATAATTTCATTTACAGGACCAATAGCAAATGGACCAGCAATAGCTCCAATGTTATCTAAAACATTTTCAGCTCTTCCTACTGTTAAATCAACTTCTCTGACGAGTACGCCTGGAGATAATTGAGGAGTCGCCATGTTTTTCTCCGTAAAGTCTCAGTTTATCTAAAAAATATTTATTAAAAACTTACTTTACGTGGGGGAAATCGGACGTGAATATCTACCAATCAGGATATTGCCATTCGGTAAAGGATGAAATTTGTTTTTTCTTGGATTCTGTAATTCTTATTACTGTACATTCTTTACATTCATATGAAAAAGATGATGCAACTGGTCCACGATCCTTACGTGTTCTATAAAATCCATCTATTAAATTTTTCTCTTCTCCACATACTCTACATTTTCTATCATTGAGTAATAAATGACTCAAACGTATTTGTTTATCTAAATCCATTATTGAATATAATCCCACATATAAGACATATCTCCATATTCATCAGTAAACCAGCGATCTCCTTCAGTATCTACAAAACTAGTGGAATCTGTTCCATCTACAATAAAACCAAAAGGTGACATATCTTGTTCAATCTGATTTTTTTGTTCTTCGTACAATCTTTTTCTTACATCTTGATCGGTAAGTTCTTTAAAGTAATCTTGTGCAACTAACCAGGCATAAATTACTAAGCACATTGCCAAATCATCGTTACAACCTTCTTCTGCTTCAAACGAGTTGTGTTTTTGAATGAAAGTCGTAAGTTCACTCATAATTTCATAATCTCTAAAAAGAAGTTTGTTCTCTTCAATCATAGTTTTTAAATTAAGACATCCAACTTTCTTTACAGTTTTGGACATCTTAACTCCAAGTTGAGTTTTCTTTCCAGAAAATCCTTGTCCTACAATTTGACCCGCTCTACCTCTCATAGAACACATCAAAAGATTAGTATATTCCAAATCATAATGAATAATTGATGCTACCTGATCTCCAACATCATTAACTTCACATAAAATATATGCTCCGTTATAGTTTTTTGCAACATCCACAATTATGCTTGGAAAAAGCATTGGTTTGATTTCATTATTTCTATATTTTGCAACAACTTGATGTGGAAATGTAGTGATATCCACAACAGTAAAGGCAGAATAATCATTACCAACCCCACGAGCAACGTCTACAGTGATGAGATAATCATGATTCCCTACTGGATCATCATATACATCTAAACCAGCACTACGGGTCTTTGGAACATCATACACAAGAGTTCTGAGTTTAGATGGTGCAATAAGAGTATCGACAGATCCTAAAAATTCGCATTCAAATTCAACCTTAAACTGCTGTTCGGAAGTATTTGCAATTGTTTGTTTTTTCCATTCCTCATCTCTTCCAGGAACTTCGCTCCAATGTACATCAGTAAATACATATTCATTTTTGCCCTTTTCTGCATCATGCCACATTCGGTAGAAATGATTCATACCATGTGGTGTAGAAACTATAATAACTTTAGTTTGCTTACCTGAAGTAATAGTGGGATATACAGATGCGAAGAATGAATCTGCAATATGATTTGGAACGAATGCAAATTCGTCCAAGAATAAAATGTTAAAAGACATTCCTCGAACAGCAGACGCGGATGTGGATGCTGCCAAAATTTTAGAACC